CTCAGAATAAAAAGTTTTCGGAGATGTTGCTTCCGCAATATCCGCTTGATGAAGCAATCGAATGGATTAAAAGTAATTTAGAGCCCGAAGATGTGTTTGGCTTTGACAGACTCAATGCTTGGGCTTCTGCCAACGGTTTTATTGAAGGAGGAATCCCAGAATGAGTAGCGACCTGCAAGACATCACCATCACTGCGGCTGAGGTTCTGGATCTCGACGCTCGCATCGAGACAGAAGAGAATCTTCTGAAGGCGCTGAATAAGCGCCGGGATCTCTTAGTAGGAAGCATTCTTCCCGACCTCATGTTTGGAGCCCAGCTTTCCGAGGTCAAGTTGATCAACGGCATGACGCTGGTGATCAAAGACGACCTTCGGGCCTCCATTCGCACCCTGGCGACCATCCAGAAGATCAAGGACGCCGCCGAGCGTAGCGCGGCCCTGGCGAAGCGCCAGCGGGCCATTGAATGGCTCCGAGAGAACGGCTTGGATGGGCTGCTCAAGACGGATGTTGAGGTGCATCTTGGCCGAGGCCAGGAAGACCTGGCGAAGAAGGCCATGGATCTCCTGGAGCAGAATGATCTGGAACCTGTCATGACCCAAGAGGTCCATGCCGGAACGCTCAGTGCTGCGCTTCGGGAACTGGCTTCGCAAGGCGTAGATCTCGATTTCGATTTGCTCAGCGCGACACTCATTCGGAAGGCGGTGATTTCATGACTCTGGAAGATCGATTGGATATGGCCGCGATGCTTGCTTATTTTTGGCAAGAAAAAGGCGACATCACTCGCTGGTGCAGTTTTGATCGAGAAAAAGTCAAAGCTGAATTTCCTGAAGTCTTGAAAGCTTGGGATGATTACCAGACGGCCTATAAAATCATGGATCTTGTGATTCGCAATCTTAACGAATAATCATTCACCACGCGGGCCGTGCCCGCCCTATTGAGGACTGCACCATGAGAGCTACGAATACCAAAGCGGCGGTCAAGAAGACGCCTCGTCCCAAGAAGGAGCCGGAAGCCGAAGTGCCGCTTCTGCCTCACCCGGAAGTCTCTACGGCTGTCGCCACGGTGCCCAAAGCATCCGTCGCCACGCCTGCTCCCGGCGCCGTGAGCAAGTGGGCCTCCTACAAGGAAGAGGCGGGAAGCGACTTCGATCAGCAGGACATGGCCATCCCGCGCATTAAGCTCGCGCAGGGAACGAGCCCGTGTGTCATCAAGAGCCGCCCGGAATACATCAAGGGCGCTCATCCCGGCGACTTTATCTTCACGATGGATAATTCCGTCGTCAACCGCGAGAAGGGTTTCCTCTTTATCCCTTGCGCCTATCGGCGCGAATACGTGGAGTGGACCCCCAAGCGCACCCCGGCGGCGTTCCACGGGACGGATGACTCGATCCTCCTGAAATGCACCCCGAACGACAAAGGGAATCAGCTTCTCCCCAGCGGCAATGAAGTCGTGATGTCTGGCGCCTGGTATGGCATGGCCTCCCAGGATGAAGGCAAGTCCTGGATGCCTGCCGTCTTCGGCCTGAACAAGAGCCAATTCAAAGTCTCCAAGAAACTGGCGAGCAATATCCAGATGTTCCGCGAGACGGATGCCAGCGGTCGCCTGCGGGCCTTCCCGATGTTCTGGCGGGCCTTCAGGTTCACCAGCGAGGAAACCAGCGGTGAGCTTGGCGCGTGGCTCCTGTGGGCCTTTGCGTCCGAAGCGCGGGCGCTTGACCTGGGCGGCGAGAAGCTCCTGGATGAATGCTCCGCGTTCCGTGAGAGCGTGGTCGGTGGCGCGGTTCATGCGGCGCCTGAGAAGGACATTGACGAATAGGATTTGATCTTTGAATAGCGGCGAGAGAATAGGCTGGGCAAGATAAGCTGAATCTTCTCTGAGGCCGGGAACCCTTGGGGCGCGTGGACGGTCGCAGGTCCAGTAAATCAATATCCCAATCTGGACGGCTACCAAGGGGCCGCTATTCTTTTCAGGAGAACCCGACAATGCCCAAATGGCCCCGCGATCCTGACGCCGTGAAACTTGCGAAGCGAGATTTTTGGAATCAGGCGTGGGGCTTTTTCCTTGGGCTTTTGGCCGCCGTGTTGCTGCTCATTTTGATAAGGAACTGCTGATGCTCCCCCTCTTCCTTGACACCGAGACGACCGGCCTACTTCTGCCCCAGGCCGCTCCACTGGAAGCTCAACCCTACATTGTTGAGATTTGTATCCTCTCCGATGAATTCGAATATCACTCCTACGTCAAGCCTCCCGTCCCCATTCCGCCAGAGGTCACGCGCATTCATGGAATCACGGATGCCATGGTGGCGAACGCCCCGACCTTTGCCGAAATTGCCGATGCTGTAGCCTCGTATCTGATCAGCAAGAAAGTCTCAGCCTACAACTGCTCGTTTGATCAGAACGTGCTTCGCTACGAATTCATGCGCCTGGGGCGTGTGCTTCCGCCCGCGCATTGGCACGACCCCATGCACGACGCTCAGATGGACAGCGGAAAGAGGTGGAAGCAGGCGGATTTATATGCCGCTCTGACTGGTGCCAAGATGGTAAACGCTCACTCGGCTCTGGCTGACTGCCGGGCTCTCAAGGTGATCTGCGAGGCGCTGGAAGCGCGAAGGGAGAAGCGATGAAAGTTCTTTATCGTGTTTTTGAAGTGAGAGCGTGGGCTTCGGAAGATGAACCAAGAGCAGATGTTCTCATTGAGGCTCATCGTGTTATCAAAGAAACTTCGCATGGTGACTGGATCATGTATAACGGCAAAAAGAAATTTGTGCTTTGCAGTCATTGGGGCGGCGTTCCATCAAGAAAGCGGTGGGCCTATCCTACAAAAGAAGAAGCCGTCGCTTCATTTGTTCAGCGCAAGAGACATCACATCAGTCATCTTGAAAGCAGGCTCAACATCGCTCGATCTGCACTTCATAAAGCTTTGCAACCTGGATTTGAGCCTGAAAAATTTGGAGAATATTTTACATTTGAGGTGAAGTGATGGCCTTCTTTCCTCCCAAACCCATCAAGCTCCGTGAAGACGACGCTCCCGCCGATCACCTGGCGGCACTCGTCAAACACCTAAGCATGCAACTCAACACCGATCGGCCTTCGCTCCACGCCTATCTCTGTGCGAAGGACTCCGAAATAATTGGGATGCTGGCGTGGCTCTCGGAATGTGCCAAGTTGCCAGAGGCTCAGGCCATTCTGCTCGTGATGAAGCGGAGTGCCGCTTATCACGGCAAGCGGGCTGACGCCAATCTCCAGATTGCCAATATCGTGGCTGAATCTCTCAAGAAAGGATGACTCATGAGCGTAGTCGTTTGGGACGGCAAGAGAGTTGCGTCGGATCTCCAAGGTCAGCAGGGCGATCTCCGAATGAAGTCCAAGAAAATCTTCATGCTGGAAGACAGCACGGTGCTTGCTTTCACAGGGGAATATGAGCGCGGTCTGGCTCTTGTCGAGTGGTATAAGAATGGCGCCACTCCTTCTTTGTGGCCTGCGTCTCAGGCTGACAAGGAAAACTGGGTCCGCCTTATTGTCGTTCCGCCCAAAGGAAAGCCGTTCTGTTTCAAGCAGCTTCCTTTTCGGCAAATCGTGGAAGAGAAATTCGCCGCGTGGGGAAGCGGGCGCGACTATGCGCTTGGGGCTCTCGCCAAAGGCGCCGATGCCATTGAAGCCGTGAGGATTGCTTCTCGATTCTGCACCAGTTGTGGCATGGGCGTTGAATCATTCAAGGTGCGCTGATGATCACTCGCGTTTTCACCAGACTTGAAAATCGCTGTGGCGCTTTAGTTCTGCGGCAATATGTATGCCTGAGAGGCTTGTGATGCTTCATCTCCGAACCCGAACCGAGTATTCCTGCGAGAATGGCAAGCCGAAAGGCACCGGCACCGTGAAGGATCTCGTGTCCTTCGCCGTTCAGAACAAGATGGAAGCGATCGCCCTGACGGATACGAATTGCTTCGGTCATCGGGAATTCCAAGACGCCTGCCTTGAGGCCAAGATTGAACCGATCTTTGGGATGGAATTCGCTTGGCCATTCCGGGAAGGCACCTTGCCCCGTGTAGCGCTGGCTCGCACTCAGGACGGACTCCAGGAACTCTATAGTATGAAGGCCGGGGATCAAGTCTCAGACAACATCGTTTTGCTTGAGCCTTCTCTTCAGAGTCCGGCTTATATTTTTGAGAATCAAGAAATCCTTCATGGACTTCGCTGGCCCAATGACGCCTACGCCATTTATCCGAGGCACTTGTGTGATTACTACGTTTTTCCAAATCGAGAACGCCCGCTTGAGGATCAATTTGAATCGGTGCGAATTCCAAAAGCCAAGCCTCCCCAAGTTACTGGCATCAATATCGCCCAAGTGTGTAGCGGGACTCTTATCAATCTCGGATTGAATAAAAGTCCTTATTCAGAACGCCTTTGCCACGAATTGACCGTCATTCATTCCAAAGGATTCGAAGGCTACTTCCGGATCGTAACGGAGGTCTGTCAATGGGCGAATTCAGTCGGCATCGCTCAAGGCCCTGGCCGGGGATCGTCTTCGGGCTCCCTGGTAGCCTACCTGCTGGGCATCACCGAGGTAGACCCCATCAAGCACGACCTTCTCTTTGAACGGTTCCTTGACCCTTCCCGAACCGACATGCCGGACATTGATCTGGACTTTGAAGACGAGCGCCGCGATGAAATATTCACTCACCTTGAAGATATCTATGGTTCAGCAAGCGTGGCAAGAGTTGGAACCGTTCTTACACGGGCGGGTAAAGCCGCTCTCCAAGATGGTCTACGGGCGCTTGCGTTGCCCCAGTCATTGGGCGATTGTGTTAGGGATCGGATTCAGACACGCCTCGCGGGGGAAGAAGGTCCGCCTGATACGCTTCAAAAGGCGCTAGATGGCCTCAAGGACATTCACCCCTCCATCCCTAGCCTCCTGCCCCTGGAAGGCACCACAAAGGCCCTGGGGCAACACGCAGCGGGCGTCTTGATTGCCCCTGGAGAATCCCTTTCGAAATACTGCCGGGTGGAAAACGGCGTGGCTCAGATCGACATGCGGGATGCTGAGGCCCTGGGGCTCCTGAAGCTGGATTGCCTGGGCCTCCGGACCCTAACCATTCTCCGGGACTTCCCCTGGACAGAGAAAGTGGACATGAAGGCCGAACCGGAAGACTTTGTGGATGCCCAGGCGGGGCGTTGGCAAGGGATCTTCCAGTTTGAAGGCGGCGCACTCCGAGCCATTGCCCACCAAGTTCCACCCCAGGAATTCAATGATCTGGCGATCATCAGTGCCATTGCCCGGCCCGGCCCGCTGGCGGCTGGCGTGGCGGAAGCCTACAAGCGGCTCATGCTCTACGGCGAGAAGCCCCACGCGCCAGCCTTGATCGCCCCCTATCTGACAGAAACCAAGGGCCTGATGATCTATCAGGAGCAGGTCATGGCCTTCTTCAAAGGGCTCGGGCTGCCCGATACCACGGTGACGAAGCTCCGGAAGGCGATTGCCAAATCCCAGGGAGCCGCAGGATTGGAAGTCTATAAGGCCGAGTATCTGAAGCAGGGCCTGTCGTCCCATCCCAAGAAGGCCCTTTTGGAGGCTTGGGACTTCATCCTAGGCTGTGGAGCCTATCTGTTCAACAAGAGCCATGCTGTAGCCTATGCGTGGCTCTCCTGGGCCTGTCTGCGAGCGAAGCGGGTTGATCCGCTGGCGTTCTATGCTACTTGCCTGAACCACACGACCGGGACGGAGCAGGGGATTGAATTGATCCGAGAGGCTCGCAACCGAGGTTTTGAAGTTGTCATCTTCGATACGTTTCTCTCTTATTCCGATTGGAGGGTTTTGGACGGAAAGCTCTACGGGGGCTGGTGCGACAAGCCGGGTATCGGACCCAGCCGTGCAGAAACCTACATGAAGCAAATCGCAGGGAACAACATCAGTGAAGGCTGCAAGAAAGCTATCGCTCTGCCTTCCGTTTACGACACGATGGACAAAGTAGACGACCTCCGCAAGAAGCACAATCTTCCCGACATCAATCATGGTCTGGAGAATCAAGCCGTTCATTTTGTGGGCGTCCTGGACTACATCCACGAGTTTGCCGGTAAGACTGGCGCTCGCTGGATCATGCGAATCGGGGACGAGACTGGATCGCTGGAAATTTTCTGCTCAGGCAAGACGGTTGAGCAATATCGGGCTCAGCTTGAGAAGTTGGAAGTCGGGCAGGCGTATTGCATCGAGGCTAGTTTGTTTGCTGCTAACGGAAAGTTCTATTTTCGCGGAGTTATTTCATGAACAAAATTACTCTTCGCCATCGTTTCGCTCATCTGTTCAGAATCAATCGAAGCCACTTTTCTGTGTGGATTGAAACTCGCCCACGTTGCGCTGAATGGAGACCTTTTGATGGACGTTGGGTTTGGGATCATGAAGACCGCTATTTCGTGGGCCGCAAATGCGATCTCTGTGGACAAGTGAAAGGTCGAACGCATTTACTCGGAACTGATTTCCCGCTTCAGAATCCGGATGTCGAATGAAACTCCTGACTCACCAAAAGGAAATCATCAAGCGCTTCTACGGCAAGGAAGCCTACGGTAATTTTGACGAGCAAGGGCTAGGTAAGACAATCACCACGCTCTTTGAGGCCAAGAAACTCTACAACGATGGCAAGCTAGACGCGATGATCGTGGTCGCGCCCAATGGCGTTCACGCTAACTGGGCGCGAAACGAAGTTCCAAATGTTTTTCCGAAGCATGAGGTGGATGCTCGAATTTACTACGCTGAGAAACCATTCAAGGTTCCAGCTTATGACGCTACCAAACTTCAAATCTTCTGCTTCAACGTGGACGGCTTCACGAGTCCCAAGGCCCGTGCCTTGATGACCGAAATTCTCGACACGCGCCGAGTGATGATGGTGGTGGACGAGAGTCAACGAATCAAGAACGGCCAGGCGCTTCGCACCCGGTATCTGATCGTCCAGGGCCGCAAGGCTGAGTATCGCCGCATCCTCACGGGGACGCCAATCACGAAGGGGATTGAGGATCTCTACTCTCAGTTCAATTTCCTGGGTGTAGGCGTCACGCGCTGGAAATCGTTCTATGGATTCCGCTCGACCTTCTGCAAAATGGGAGGGTTCGAGGGAAGAAAAATCGTAGGCTATCAAAACCAGGACTGGCTCCAGGAACTCCTGGCACCTCACATGATCCGGCACCTCAAGGAAGAGTGCTTGGATCTGCCTGAGAAAATCTATATCAACGAAATCGTCATGATGACGCCCGAACAGAAGGCGCTCTATCACGCCGTTCGGAAAGAGAGCATTGACGAACTCACCCGGCTCATGGGCGTGGATGGAGGCCTTGCGGCGGCGGCTGAAGCGGCTGTGACGCGGCTCATTCGCCTGCGACAGATCAGCGGGGGCTTCGACCCCTATACGCAAAAGACCATGACCGGAGGCAGTCCCAAACTAGATCGAATCCTGGAACTGATTGAGGAACTGGGAGACGAGAAAGTCGTGATTTTCTGTGCGTTCGTCAATGAGATCGAGGCTTGCGCCAAGGCGCTTGGAGACGCGGCGCTCACCTACTACGGCAAAACGGATGCCCGCACACGGGCCGATGTCATCAAACAATTCATGGAAGACCCAAGCAAACGTTACCTGATTTCCAATCAGACGGGAAGCACGGGCATCACGCTCACCGTCACAAGCCGGATGTTCTTTTTCAGCAACGGTTTTAATCTGGAGCATCGGCTTCAGGAAGAGGATCGGATCCACCGAATCGGTCAAGCCAAGACTTGCTTCTACACTGATTTTGAATGCGGCCCGGTGGACCGCAAGATCATCAAGGATCTGAAAGCCAAGCACGATGTCAGTGCCGAATTTCTCAAAGACCCGCTGGGAGCGTTCCTGGCCTATACAGGAGAAGAAGAATGAAACCCGAGCATCGCTTCAGCAAAGACTTGAGAAAGGCCCTGGAAGCACGAAGCTGTCTCGCGCTGGCCATCGAGACGGGGCCAACCAACCGAGGCGTCCCTGACCTCTTCGTTGCCAAGCACGGCAATACCGGCTGGGTGGAACTGAAGATCGTCGCCCCTCATCAGCGGAAAGAACCGCTCACCGCGATCCAGATCAAGCGCCAGGAGCAAATGAAATCCTTTGGTGTTCTGGTGCTGAACGCCCATGATGTCCGAGATGCTCAGGATCGAAACGTCGAATATCGGTTACTCTGGCCGAGAGTGAAGCCAGTCATTACGATCTATGAACTGGCCGAGCAGATCCACGATCTTCTTCTCAAAGAGGCATTCGCATGACCGATCTCTTCATCATTCCCAAAGTCACCGTCAACGCCTGGAAGGCCGCAGGCTTCATCGTGGAACGACCCGACTACCACGCCCTTGCCGCAGCCGGTCATGACCTCGCCGTAGCTGTGGGCGAGCAGCTAGGCGTCACGGGGCCTGATTCCTGGATGGAGCTTCCGATGGCTGCCAAAATGCCCCTCACGGTCTTTGCCCAGCGGATCATTGAGGAACGGCTTTCCATGTCCGAATTCCATGACCTCTACTGCGAGAGCCTCCTGGCACAAGGCTACTGCTATGGCCAGGAAGAAAGCGCGGAGGCCAAGACTTCCCCAGTCCTGGTGAACTACAGGGATCTCCCGGCACCTACTTTGATCCTGGACGCCTGCTTCGAAACGGGGGTTCTCTGGATGTTCCGAGAGCGCTACCCTGTCCTCTTTGACCTGATGCCCGCTCAAAATGATGCTTGGGTCGAATTTCAGCAGTCCAAAGGCAACATTTCCTTGGCACCCAAGGGAAATTAGGCCCATCCTTTAGGTATCTGGCCGTCGCGCCACATCATCCAGGAGGCTCCTTTGGCAGCCACTCCCACGACAGCGACTACTCTCGCTACCTTTCTGAACGCTCGCGGTTATACCTGCACGGCTCAGGACATCGCTCCGACCGTTGGTGGCACCGTAGGCCCCTTCGTGCTGGGCAAGGACCCCGGCAACCGTCAGTTTGGCATTGCGTGGGGCACCGTGGCCCTTCCCATCGTCAAGGCGGGCGTAGACGCCCTGGGCAACGGCGGGATGAACATGGTGAATGCCAACTTCACCGCCACGGAAATCTGCCTGGCGAAGGGCGATGTGAATTGCGTCTATCCTCTCGTGGTCGCCACCCCCGGCGTTCGCGTGGCGACGGATGACATCGGCCTCGCCACCGAGATCCTGAACCTGCTCGACTACGTTCAGCCCCCCATGGTCGGTTAAGTGACCAAGGACAGCAAAGACGCCTTCCTTCAGCCGCCCCTCAAGGTGACTGGAGAAGGCGAAGCTATCCCCGAAGTGAAGCGCGAGTGCAAGCCGTGGGGACGCAGACTGATTGTCGATGGGGTCGAAGTGAACCCCGAAACCATGGAACCGCTCACCAAGACGGAGGATTAAATGGCCGCTGCTCCCGCAAGTGCCGCTGCTGCTCTTGCATTGCTTGTCGCCACCACTGGCAAGATCAAGGCCCGAGGCTTCGACCTCGGGCAAATCGTAGGCGCCACCAATGACGCCTCTTGTCTGATGCTCGCCACCGACAAGAGCGGCGCCGTTCATATCGCCATGTTCATCAGCGCGGCCACCGCTTCTGCTGGGGCAGGCGTCCTGGCCATTGCTCAGAACTTCGAGAGCATGGGCATCAGTTGTCTGCGCTACGTCATCAGCACCACCGAGCTTCAGCTTTTCACCGGCACGGATGCAGCCGGGACGTTCGTTCAGCAGATGATCACTCCCACGGACGTTGAATGGATTGACGCCATGCGGTTCCTTCTTACACTCGATCCCCACGCATAGGAGGTCCGTCATGGACAGCAGCGACAAGAAAGAACTCAGCCAGAAGGGCAAGAAAGGCTTCATCAAGGAAGAGCAAGCTGACATCAAGGAAGCGAAGAAGGGATATCCGGCGAAGCCCAAGGGCGGTCGCAAGGATTCCAGGAAGAAGTAGTCCCTCCAGGCTCGGGCCTGCGCTCTACTTGGGAGCCCGGTTTCGACTGGGCTCTTTCCTTATCTGCTCGTCATCGCCGCACTCTGTTTGCCGCTCGAATGCAGCGAAGTTACATTGGCGGTAAGACCAACGCGAAAGATCGTCGTATCCATATCCGTGTGCGGATAGAGTGTTGGCACAACAGTCGAAAACATAGAGCCTGAATATTGCTGAGTTGTAATTCTTAAAACCATTGTTAACATTTCATCAGGCGTTACACTTGAAAGATTAAGTTTCACAATCTGTCTCGGAAACAATAAAGGATTCAATATTAAATCGTTTCCAACCGCGCCTTGAAGAAATTGGGTATCTTTCACAACTTCAAGATGAGTAATGGGGTCAACGATGATAGCTCTTAAGCAAACACCAGCGCCTTGTGCCGCACCAAGATAAGGCGTTTGCAAATTTGGGTTACCTGCAAGATCAAGAATCGGAGCCGATCCATTAGGAGCTTCGTCACGATAACCACCATGTGTTGGAACAGTCGTCTTTATATCTATTTCCATGACGAAATCTGTCGTTTTCCAGAATACACCGGCCACTCCGCTCCAATCTTTAAAATCTGTTTGTCTGACCAGATACCAAGATTCATTCGTCGGAATTTGAGTGCGTGAGTAAAACACAGACATTAAATCTTGGATCCCTGTGTTGCCGACATTGCTGGGGTCGATAAAAATATTTACGCTACCTGACTGACTACCGTTGTAATCGCTGATATCAAGTAATCCTCCAAATCCGCCCATTGTATTATTAGGCGAGATAGGTGAAAAATAAGTCAGATAAATTGGGTAATGAGAATAGACAGGAAGGCACTCAGCCGTAGCGGGGTAGAAATAGGCACCCATTACTGGTTCCTCGCAGCTTCCGTCATGCCCAAGACGAGCGTGATGTTGTGCGGCAGCACAGCCCCGGTGCTGCCCGAGACTACCACCGCCTGAAGTAGTGTGTCCGCCGTGAAGGTCGCAACCGAAGGCACCGGACTAATAGGCACCAAGACTTCCGTCGCGTCGCTATTGAGGAAATTCCAAACGTAACCAGCGACATCGACCCAGGCGCCCGCGCCGCTGATTTTCTGCTGAAGCTTGATCTGCCCCGCGCTATTCGTCGGGACGCCGCCCATGTTGATATATCCACAGCCAGCCGGAACCGTGGAGCGTGGAGCATCGCACTTGTAGATCGGCTGAGGGTAATTCAGATCCACGGCGAATTCATAGAACCAGTAGCTCGTGCGGCCCACGACCTGATTAGAAGGGCTCCCTGGCGTGAAGGCAAGCACCTTGTTCGGATCGGTGCCTGTCGTGGTGCCGCCCATCTGATCTGTGACTTGCTGAAGCCGACCGGCGATATTCGCGTTAAGCGCCGTGTTCGCCGCGATAGCCGTATCGTCAGAATTGGCCGTATCGGAAAGCGCATTGATCCGATCAATGATGATCGTGTAGTTTGAATTCATCAACGGAGCCAGGGTTTTGGTGCCCGGAACTACTTGAACGATGGCAATGTGAGCGTAGGACATGGCACCCCCTAGCGAAGCAAAAGCTTTTTGTTTTCGATCCCTTGAATCTGCCCGAGCAACTTCAGACTACGCTCTCCCGTGAATTTTTTGGACTGCGCTCCGAGTTTCTTTTCAGCCTCAGCATAGAGCGCCCGAGCAATCTCAGGACTCCGCTCGGCATATTCATCAGCAGCCTTGACAGCCCATTCAGGCGTTGAAAACTTGGCAAGCGCTCTGGCATGCTCAAGCTCAGACTGATTTGAGCGCTTCGCGGCATTCTCAATCTGGCGCTTGGTAAGAACACCTTCTTTCACGGCATCCTGGATCGTGGCGGCATACTCTTTGGTTCCAGGTTCCAACTCGCGGAGCTTGGAGATCAGCGCAAAATTGGCTTTGCTCTGCTCATAGTCTGGCGTCCCTGCGGCCTGAGTATCAGGATGAGCGAGCATCATCTGGAAAGCCGCATTGGGGACATTCTTTCCCATCAGGAACGAAGCCGTCATGTCCTTGGCGCTTCCCTGGCCTTGCAAGGCATTCCGGCCAATGTCCCCGGTAGGCAGAACGCTGGAAAGGGCAGTGTCGCCTAGCTCGGAAAGGCTCGTCGCCGGAGCGCGGCGCCCGGTGGAAACGTCGGTTCCAAAGCCTACCTTGCCTACCAAGTGCTTGAAGAGAGGATTGGGCGTGGCGATAGCAGCAGCGGTCTGGAACTTGTTGGCACGACCTTCCAGGGCCTTCTGAGCGGTATCCCACCAATGGAAGGGACCGCCCATTCGCATCTGGTATTCCTTGCCTTGCTTCTTTTCCTTCTCGGAGAGCAGAGCATCCGAAAGGGTCTGACCGACAATGCCCCCGACAGCCGTTCCCACAGCCGCTGTGTTCGCCAGCTTGCCGAGGCCCTTCAGACTTCCTTGAGCGGCATCTACGCCCGCGCCTTTGATCTCGTGACCCAGGAGCATGGCTGAATTCGTTCGGAAAGTATGGAAGAGGGGCGCGATGAGAGTGCGAGCGAGCGTCCCGCCTGCGGCCTGGAAATCATTCTTGCTCTGCCCCTTGCCCGTCACGAAGCCACTGTAGAGGTAATTCGCAGCCTTCTTGCCATACTCCCGGAAGTCGCGCGGACTGCGGTCAGGGTTCAATTCAAAGAGATTCGTGTCAGTGTGATATCCGACATAGTTTTCATTGGCATATTTCGCAGCCTCAGCAGGCGTCATGCCGCTGGCGATCTTCTGGTAGAAGAGGGTGTTCCGGATCGCATCGTCAACCTGCCAGACTGCTTTCTGATTCACTGCCTTGAAACCATTCTTGATCTGATTCCCTTCCACCTTTCCAAGCGTTCCTGGCTCGTGCCCCAAGGCTTTCTCAAGGCGCTGCGTGGCCGCTTCGTGAGCAGTCATGTTTTCATCCTGGCCAAACACGCGGCCTTCTGACATCTGCTTCACGCCTGCGGCCTTGGCTCGATTCACATATTCTGAATTCGGATTCGAACCCTCACGGTAAGCGTGAGCCAGCGCCTCTGAAGCCTGCTTCCCCGTCAGGCCTTCACCAGCCAACGCTCCAAGGCCATGGGCAAACTGATTCGGGAAATGGATGAAGGGATTCGTCATGAACCCACGCTCAATCCACTGGCGGCTCATCCGATCCAGGCCAGAGAAGAAGTGCGCTTCCTTCGCGCCAGAAGTCCCGAAGTATTCAACAAGCGTATTTGCTACATCCGAGCGAACGTAGGCTTCCTTGCCGCCTGGAGCTAACCGCATCTTCGCTTGATTGCTAATTGGAAGCTCGGAAACAGAACGCCAGTCGCTTTTCTTGGGATCAGTCGGGCGCGAACCTTCCAGGAACATCTTGGGATTTGACTTGAGATTATCCAAAACCTGGCGCCCACGAATGGCATCCCGCGCTGTTTCTCGTGCCTGCGTAGCTGAAGCCACAGCGTTGCGGGAGAATTGAATCCCTTCTTCAGGATGAATCTCAACGTGGGGCGATGCCTGGACGCCAGTCTCGGGATCAATCTCACCGGGCACTTCAACCTGAGAAGTGGCGTGAGTGATTTCATCCTTGGTGGATTCCCTGCGGCTGGTGATATCTGCTTCCTGGATCTTCCCGCTCCGGCCTACGATCTTGAAAGACGTATCACCCGGTTCGCCCTTGTAGATCACAGTCGGACCTACAGGGCCATCCACCGTCTCGTAGAGACGCTTCTTGGCTGAAGGATCTTTCTGAAGGGGCCGCTTGCTCGATCCAGGGATACCCGTCTCAGGAGGCATCGTAGGCTCACCGCCAAAGAACTCTTTGGTCTTCGCCCACAGGCTAGGCTCATCCGGCGCGTTCTTGATGGCAACGCGCCTCGCGTGGAAGATGTCGCCGCCTTCATCCTTGGGCGTTCCGGCTGCATACTCAGGCGCCAGAGCTTGCTGCTGCTCCTGAGCCACCTGAAGCGCTCGCTGAGCATCGGGATGCTCGGGCTCTGAAGCCGCCAGGACACGAAGCGGATCGTCTGGAGCCATGCGATTCTTGGCTTGAATGGTCAACTTATCAGGAGTTTGAATCAGATCCTTGGCTTCAAGTGGAGGTAAGCCTTCCTTGAAGCGATCAGCTTGAGTCTTTGCGTTTTTAAATTGAATCTCGTTGATCTGTCGTTCAGCCTCAAGCGCCCGCTGTTCAGATGTTGAAACGATGTGTCGAGCCTCAATGATCCGATCCGCTTCGGCATGATGCTCAGGGCTGATATCGGCGGTAGCTGCCAAGGGCCCTGAGTCGAAAGCCTCACGGTCAGCTTGACGCTGCTGCTTCACATGAGACATTTCGGCTTCGTGTTCGTGGAGGGTCTTGTAGGCCGTAGGTGACTTGGGAATCGTCTCCACAGGCGCGAGGCCGTAGGCATCTGGCAAGCCCTCAGTGGGAGAAGGCTCAACTCGAATGCCTCGCGTTACGAGGCCCTTGGAAGGCTCGGCTTCAGCCGTGAGGGGCCGGGTGTAGGTCTGAGGCTGGATGAAGGGTGGGGACTCGGGACCGAGGGGATTAAGGGAGCCCAGCCGCTCGCCTACTTGGGCAAGACTCCGGACAGGCTCATGGGAAGCCGCCAGAGGCTCAGGAAGGGGCCTGGACTCCACAGGCGGGGCATTGAGGCTCCCGGGCGCTTGCGGCGTTTCTCGAGGCACCACGCCCATATCCACGGGCGCCGAAGGCTGACCGACAGCCGGTGCCCCGGCAGGAGCCACTAGGCGCTGGCCCAGGGTATGAGCCCCGAGTCCTAGCTGAGTGGCAAAGTCACGGGCGTAGTCCTCCACGCCTGGGGCCGCTGGGATATCTCCGTGAGGCGTAGTCAGGTAGCGCTCAAGCTGATGGCCTCCCTGGGTCATGACAACCGAAGTCGCCCCCAACCCGGCAAGGTTCGCAGGAACCGGGCTCACGCCTGCCCCTTGCAAGGCTCGGGCAATCGGAACGCCAGGGACGCCCGCCATCATCAGTTTGCCGAAGCCATACCCTGAGAGCCCTTCCTTGATCTGCTGGCCGGTCGTCTGCTCGTAAGTCGGATTGTTCAAATCGCCGGTCGCTACAGCGTTGATGCCTGCCTCTATCGGAATGGTTCCAGGAGCCAGTGCGGCCTGAGCCGCAAGAGGCGCCATGCCACCTACAAGCCTCGCGGCTGGGGTTCCCGGTAGGGTCGCCTTGTCCATGCGCTCCTGGAAGCCCTGGACGGCTTGCTGGCGAGCCCCGCGCTCCTTCTCGGAGAGCCCCCACATCTGCTCGGCGTAGGCGTGGCGCTGGCGGAAACGATCCATCTGCTCCGGAGTCGGAACCTTGTCCCCGACTTCCTTGAGCAAATCCCGCATATCGCTCTCAGCCCACTGGGCATTTTCCTTGGCGCGGTTCGGGGAGAGCGCCGTGAAAAGCTTGTGAGCCTTCCCAACCACTGACTTCCCGGCTTCCAGAGCCAATTCAGGACCGCCCTGGAAAAAGGCATAGTTCAGCGGCCCCATCTTCTGAAGCTGAGCTTGCTGAGCGGCCACCGTTTCCTGGCCCTTCTCGGTGGCGTAAGCAGCCAAGCGGCCAGGGATCGCCTTCAGCTTCGTGAGAAGCCCAGCAGCAGATGGGAGACTCGGAGCCACGGAGGGACTCGACTGCTCACCAGGGACAACGGGAGCGAATTCAGAATTGCCTTCTTCATAAGGCGCGGGCTGTTGAGAGGCTTTGTAGGCTGCGAAATCAGGAGGAACAACTGAGGCCGGAGCAGCAATAGGAAATCCTTCCGCGTCCACCTTTGGGGCTTCCGCGATAGGAAATCCTTCAGCATCCAGCTTGAGGGGCATCATTCCACCTTAGTTTTATTCCCTTGAGCATCCTTCACATACCATCCAGGCTGGCCGTTCATCGTGCCATAGGCCGCATTCGGGAAGCGAGGATTCTTCCCAGCATCCGTGAACAAAGTCGAAGGAATCGGTTTTGGAGCAGGAGGCCCAGGTTGAGTGCCTGAGAGGCCGTTCAAAAGCCCTTCAGCCTGAGCGCTAAGCGCCTTGCCTCGCTCATTTTCAGCTTCCGCCTGCGAATGCAACGTCGCCAGTTCATCCATCGCTTTCTGTTTCTCATCAGGCCCCATCGAATAATTCGTGGCCATTTCCTTTTCTTTTTGAGAGATAAGACTCTGAGTTTTGTTGGCGTTCCCGAACGCCGTTGCAGCCGCAGAATGAATGCCCTGAGCCGCGTTGAACGTCTGGAGTTTCTGACCCTGGAAAGTCAGCTTCTCGTGCGCCAACATTCGCATTCGCTGATCGTTCCGGTCCTGAATGACTTTCGACTGGAGCAACGCCGCCGCTCGATCCTTGGTCCGTTGCTCGAATTGAGAGGCCTGCTGGTTCAATCGCTGAAGCTGAATTCTCTGAGCTGCCTTGGCCGCTTCCTGCTTTGCAGCAAGAGCCGCCGCCGTCTCAGCCGCCGTCTGATCAGCTACCTGACCACCAGTATTGAATGGAGTTGCCGTATCGCCACCAGGAACCTGAAGCGTCGAACCTGGATTCTGAGTATCCATGACGCCCCCATAAGGCTGGGCACCGCGCTTGAATAAGTAATCATTCAAGGCGGCGATCTGACCGGGTGCTACTGAAGGGCCAAAATGCAACGCCGCCTGAGTCGCTTGATCAGCGTCCGCTCGCTTGGCCTGGAGCATCTGTCCCACTTGCTGCATGGAAGCGTTGAAGGGACTCGGCTGGCCCATGTAGGTAGATGGCAAGAGATCACTGATGCTACTCGGGCGTTGCTCAGCAGGAATGCTGGGAAAGCGCATGGGATAGATGGTCGGGGAATCCATGACTTCCTCCTAATGATTACTGGTGCTGAAGGACCAATTGGTCGAAGGCGTTGCACCCGGTTGATTTGAATTCCAGCCGCCCGTATAAGGTATCGAAGAACTTGAGCCGCCCCAATTGAAACCGCCCGAATTCGAAGGCTGGGCCGCAAGGTTCCAAAGATTTGGGCTCGTGCCTGACATCGTGCCTGCCGCGCCCTGGCCAAATTTCTTCCAGTCGAAGGTGCTTCCCTGAGAGCCATTCGCCACGCCACCCATGATGCCACTCAAAGCGCTGTTCCATCCCTGAGCAGTCTGACCCTTGTTCGCAGCGTCAATGGCTGCTCCCTGGCGGTTCCACGCATCCATGGAATTGTTGTATCCCTGGCCCGCTTGCATCCCCATCATCATCTGATTCAAGGCAAGCTGTTCCTGGGAAAGCTGGTTTCCATTGATCTGTTGAGCGCCGCCTTGCGCGAGGTTGAACATCTGATATTTCTTTTGCTCATCAGCATTCTGAAGCGAGCGCAGATAGTCATTGGCTGTGATGGCATTCTGGCCACTCGCCACGCCATAATCGAGTCCACGCTGATCAGCGCCATACTGAGAGTTGGAACTGGACGACAGACCACGAGACGCGAGCGCCGTGTTCTCTCCGAGCGTTCGCTGGTTCATGGAATTGTCGAGCGTGTTCTTCAGGTAATCCTGAACCGTTCCCGTCTGCTTCTGAAATTCAAGCTGGCGATTCGGGTCCGTCACGCCAATCTGGCCCAATGGATTGGTGAAATTTCCTGTCGTTCGAGCAGCAGAATTCAGCGTATTCAGCCGATTCTGAAGCTCTTGCTTCATGGCCGGAGGCGTCTTAGGATCGTTGATTTGATCTTTTAGAGTCTGAGCTTGACTTGCTGCTTCAGAAGAAACAGTGCCTCCACCGCCAGTCAATGAAGACATCATCTGCTGATACTTCATCAAAGCGCCTTGATCAGCGCCCGTCATCCTCGGGTCGAGACTGGTATACCCCCCTGTGGAGGGGTTATAAAACATTCCGCTTCCATTCATGCCGTAATAGTTGGTGGGCATAGGCGCAGGTGTATTTTGAGCCTGAGAGCCGCCGCCAAAGAAGCCGCCTAGAAGACCGCCCCCCAATGCGCCCCAAGGGCCAAGAGCAGCGCCAGCCGCCGCACCTGATACCGCTCCACTCCCTGAAAAGCCCATGTCACCCTCCTACAGCAATATTCCCCTTGACTTCAGTGTGAGGCGTTTCCTCAATTTGTGCAGGATCTTTCAAAACCAACTCCAAAGCCGCCGCGTTCAGCCACCGGGTTCCGTTGTGAAAGACATCCCGCATTCCCTTGATCGGACTCGTCTCTACCATCCCAGTAAGAGACTTGAGAAAACGAAGGCCGCGAACGCAGTTCATCGGCACCACCGCATGAACCCGGTGAATACCGTTCGCTTTCAAATCAGCCATGAGATTCTTGCCCATGAAATGAGCTGCCCGACAAATGGCGGGAGTGTCCATTTCCTGATCCGCAGCCAGCGAAGGGAAGGCATAAAGCTGTGCGGTCATCGGTTCAGGGCCAAAGATCATACAGACTTTGAACTGACTCTCGTTCGTTTTTGATTCCACGAAATCCAGCCACACGGCTTTCTCAGCGAGGTCAAAGAAGACGCCAGGGTTCGCCCGCATGAAGCCAGTCACGATATCCAACCGCTCGTGAATGGCCAGAACTTCCTGAGCCGTAGGTTTAATGGATTCGACACAGAGTTTCATAGGAGCCCCTTGGATCTGAGGTCAGGACGGTAGGCTAGAATTTCACAGCTACCGCTGCCGTTCATTTGGAAAGTAAATTGCACGGATCGTCCAATGCCGTAGATGTCCGTTCGCACATGCGCGAAGCTACTGTTCTGCCAAACACCCTCTGTGATCAAAGAAGACGAATCAGAATGGTAATCGCCTTCGATCCAGACATCCGAAAGAATGCATTCCATTTCTGAATCATAAACGCCCATTCCAGGAATGATTGCGGTCATGACTCCTACCACAGCTCTCACTCTTACAAGAGCGAGATTTTGAGACAAAGAAAGAGGAACGCTATAGGTTTGAAGAACATTGGAAGCATACGTGAACAAAACCGCCGTCGTCCAAGTGCTTCCACCATCCAACGAATAATCAACATTGCATTCAGCCGTGCTATTGACTCCCGCGAAATTACGAGACGCCACATTAAATTTTAAAGTCTTTGAAACATAAGTATGGGCAGGAAGCGCAGGGAAAGTTTTAACTGTGAGATTCGCAAAATTCTGATTCGCGGGGTTTGTTGAATAGGCATTCAACTGAGCCCATGTCGTCAAATCGTCAGGCGTCAAAAAATCATAGGCGAGCGTAGGATCAGTCACCGTTCCATTGGAGGCCGAAACCAAAATATCGTTTGCAGAAGGCTTGACCACTTCTGTTAAAATCGAGGGAAGAGGTCCCCACCATTTCACATTCTGATTTTGATCCGTGGCATTCAATCCCCATTCACTTCCAGTTGCCACATAATCGAGATCGTGACTATCCACCAGATCGCCATAATCCCAGGAGGAAGTGATGGAAATTTTAACTCCAGATACCCTGACCCAAAGTTCCATGAAAGGACAGGTCATATTTCGTTCCGGCTCGCCTTTGTCAAACCATGCAGTCGTGTAATGGGCGTCGATTCCGACCCCATTATCATCACCGCCTTGATTCAAGATCATGAGTTTGCCATTCGTCGTTCCGGCGATCAACTGATTGCCACTCGTTCGCGTCACACAGTTGATCGACCAACCATTAAAGCGCGACCATGATTGAACGTCATACTGATAGACGAAACCTTGGTTGGGAACGTCACCTTGAGGAAGCCACCAGATCGCACGGCGATTCACGATGTCGTGATATGCCACGCAATCGCCCCAACCGTCCAATGAAGCCGTGTCGTGCATGAGAGGCGCAATCGAAAAGCCAATCATGTTTTGGATCAACTGCGTTCCGTTGATAAATCGTTTTAAATTCGACGGGCCATAGGGTGAAAGGAAAACGATATCGTCTCCAATCGTCACGCTGGAATCAGGCGATACACAGCCCATCGGCAGAACGTGATTGAGCGTCAAATCCGCAGGACCGGTTCCAAGATAAACCAACGTGCGACCGGCTGAATTTCCCGTCGTCATCACGGCCACAAAGCCATAGGAACCCGTCACGAGACTCACCGTTTCACCATCACCAGGGCGAATATCAATGAATCCCGCATTGTTCGCGGCCACATAATCCCACGGCTCATAAAGCGCGGAATAGAACACCGTGACGGCGTTCCAAGCCCACATGCGATCGGCGCCAAGCTGATTGAGCAGCACGAAGCCTAGCGGGGGCGCCGAGGCCCAGGAGGAGGGGGTCTGATCGACGCCCGTCTGTGTATAGGCAAACGTCCCACTACCTGCTGTCGTGTAGGTGATCGCCCCGCCGCCAAGCGTCGCAGCTAACTGAAACTCGTTCGGTGCTGAACCCACGACAAAGTAGATCGTCCCGGCCACAAAAGGCGCAGGCATCGTGCCAGTCGTCGTGAGTTTAATCTGATTACCATTCACAAGCCCGTGCGCTGTCTTGTTCCATCGAACATCAGGCGGCGTGTTAATTGTCACGCCCACGGGAATCGCAGGCGTCGAGCTGTTGGCTTTCGAGTAGTCGGAATAGGTAACGGCATTACCCGTCAGCCCAATCACCAATGGCTGGTCCTTGCCGTTGCCCATGAAAACATGATCATGAGACTGGCATCCCCGCCAGCGGAAACCAGCCGTGATGGAATTTGCCGCCGTGATATCCGTCAATACGTTGCCAATGAGCCTAAACACTTTCGCATTGCAAAAAATGATGAGTGCTTCACCGGCTGAAGTCGCCAGATCAATGACACCGTCCACAGTGAAAAAAGGAAGCGACGGCACACTATCAACCGCAATCCAACCCTTCCGCATCTTCACGGAACCGATCGTGCTGAGATCACAGTTCAAAATATCAATGCCGCCATTCGGATCTTGATTGATTTCGGACGAGGCAGGGTTCATGCCCCGGAAGTTTTTCATCTTCGCGGGGCCGTTCACTCTGCCTACATAGTCCCTTGTCATCAGAATCCGCCAAGAGGATTGGTTTTATCGAAAGCATTGTCCATGCGCTTGCCCAACCGGAAACCGGATTGCATCCGATGACTGTTCGGAGCCGGATCGTTACGAGCCAGCAGGAGTTGAAGCTGACCTTCATACATGCCCTTGGCTTCCTGCATATCGGTGACGCCATATTCGTTGCTGGCCATCCACCGATACTTAAGGAAGTTCACGACACAGAGTTTGAAAGCGTAGGGAAGAAACGGCGCCTGGTTTTCGTCCAGGATCGGCTGGGCGCTGCAAAAATACTGAAGCTCAAGTGTCGGATAGAGCGCTACGAATTCGGCGCTCGGCTTCGGGTGAAATTTAAAACTGATGAAATCGTGGAGCGTAAAAGCCAAAGGCCTTCCAGATTGCTCCACAGGCGAGCCGTAGGGGGTCAAGGCGACCTGATCAAAGTCATCAGCACTCAAATAGGGGATAAACAGGTTCGCTGCCGTAATACCCTTGCTATAGAGATTCCCAAAGTCGGCAGGCACCGAGTAGAACTGCTGCTCAGCCACCAAGTCAAAAGGAAACGTCCGCAGTCGGAAGCGCCAATTTGCGCGGCTGTAGATATCGTTCACGCAGTCATCGACTGAATTGCCGAGCAAGATGACGAGCGGCTTCGCATTCGCCAAAGTCGTGATCTGAGGCTGCTTCAACTGAGCCAGAGACTCATTCACCAAGGCGAGTTTGGAGGGAATCAAAGCAGGCGGAGCGAGAAGAGGCATTTTAACTCCTAAACGGTGGCGCCTGTGGCGTCCACCCAAGTTGGAGCAGTTGTTTTGAGGAAAACCGGCTTCGCTAGGGTGGAGTCCCATACCATGGCGCCAACGTCGGTAGATGCCAGATTGGTGAAAGCGTTGCGCTGAGTGGTGGTGTAGCTGCCGCCTGTCACGCCTTTCAGTGCTCTGCCGGTCCCATAGCCGCTGACGCCGAAACCGGTGACGCCTCCACCTCCCATCTGTGCCACGTTCGCGGTGGTCGCCGCGCTTCCACCAAAAAGGTTGAGTAGTCCGTTCGTTGGATCGGCAGTCTGAAGTGTGGTCTGGGTGTTGCCTGGGCTGCATGAAAGCACTTGAGCTAAGCTACCTAACTGGTTTCGCAGGCGCAGGCCAAGATTGGGTAGATTGAGGAATCCCTGGTTGAGGCTGGCGATCTTGATGATTCCGATGACCGGGGAGCCGGTAAGACCCGCTAAAGTTTGAGACGTTTGAGTCGTGCAGATGATGTGCGTGGAATCCGTGCGGGTCGTGATAGGCCACGTTCCATTCACGCCAGGTTCGTTCGCGCCCATGATGAAGGCCAGGTCGCCGATCCCGGCATTTGAAGCACTTCCTAGCGTAATGGAAAGCTGGTTCGTCGCTTGAGACGCGCCAGTAATCGTGTTCGCGCTGGCATCGTCGAGCAGGAAGTCGAGACCCTTGTGGTTCAACTCCCAGATGATGTCTGAGGTGCTCCAAGGAGACGTTGTGCCACCAGAACCTGAGCCGTAGATCTGGCCAGAGAACCCGAGCATCATGCCAATTCGCTTGGAGATTGACGCGATATAGAGCCCGATTCCTGTCAGGTAATTGGAAAGACCGGGTGCGATAAAGTTCATGTCGTTGAAAATGGTTCCGTAGCCGACATCGACTCCCGAAACTCCTGTCACCGCATTCGTGTCCAGCGTAACCGTCGTTCCACTCACGCTGATAGCCTTCGCCACCAAAGGACGGCCTGCGGTTCCGGCACCCGCCACGACGATCCCACGGCCTCCATAAATCCCGGTCGCCGAAGCCACCGTAAGAGTCGGAGAACCCGCGCCAACCGAACCGGTCGTATGTCCTGCAATATTCATCGTCTTGCTGGTGTTGGTGATCTGACCATAAAACGGACTTGCATTGAAAGGCGACGTGCTGTCGTATTCAACCCCATGATCGATGATCACAGCTACATCATTGACGTTTCCACCATCATCGACGATAACTCCATTAACCCAAAGTGACGGTAAGATCGACCCGACAGTCTTCAGGAATCTCATACCGAGCCCAGAGTATTGTTGGGTGATATAGGTGTTCATCAACTTGTTGGTCGTGCAACCATCCACTACGACGGAGTCACCCGCGTTGGAAGTAATGGGCCCATCAATCATCTTGTTGTCGGTGCAGTAGCTGGTGGCGGAGGCCTTGAAAAGGACCCCGATGCACCCGGCTACCGCCGTGTTGACGGCGAATCCGTTGACCGAATTCTCAGAGCATGGGTTGGTCGTCCCTGCGACGAAGGCCACGCACCGAGTGGCAAACCGCGCAAATCCGGCATTGTTCATCCGGCAGCGGTAGGCGCCACCAGCGAAGAGAACCCCATACTGACCCGTGGTGTTCCCGTCTAGGGTCACGTTGTCCACGCTCGAATCAGTTACCAGTGCGCTGTCGTTGCCGAACTGAACAACCGGTAGCGCCGTATCGAATGGGCGTAGGAAATTGCCCGTAGGCGTCGTGGCTGTCGTAGACATTCCACCGAATTTAATATGAACCCCGGATTTAGTGATCACAAGATTCATCGCATAGAACGATGAAGGCTCAGGAACATAAAGCGTTCCGCCACTAGCAGGAAGCGCTGCGATAGCAGCAGCGAGAACCGAGGTCGAATCAGTTGCGCCAGTCCCATCCATGCCGGAAACCACCAACATTTGATTCAATCTATTCCCTACCGTCCCGGCTGCATAAGCAAGCGATGATTTGTAACCGATGAGAGCCGCGCCTTTCGCCGGATTAGTCGTATCAGCAAGAAACGGCATAGGGTCAAATCCCGGCGTTCCAGCCGGACCTGTAGCTCCAGTGGCTCCTTGCGGCCCCGTTGCTCCTGTAGGCCCTGTAGGCCCAGGATCACCTTGCTGAGCGCCTACAAAGAATCCGCTGCTCGTCTCGGAGAGATAGTTAGGCCGCGTGATCTGTTCGGAATAGTAACCAGCATCTACCCAGTAGACATACCGGCCCGCAGCATCAGCCTGAAAAGGATTGATCAAAGGAATGAGCCCCGCTGAATCCGCGTAGAGCGTTGCCAGCGGGGCTGTGTCTGAATAGGTTTGCCCCGTGACCACTTTCACAAAGGCTCGTGAAACTACCACACCGTTAAAATCTCGAACGATTTCATCACGCTGATAAAGGGCCACGGAAAACCTCCAAGGTTATTCTTCGCTATCGCCATCCGGGATGGGAAGCTCGCGCTGAGTCGCTTCAAATTTCTTCCACTCAGCTTCGGAAACTTCGCCAAACTGTTCCCAGGTGTAACGGTTAAAACGCTCGCGGATATTTTTAAAACCGCGCTTCTTGCCGGGAACCGGACGCACGATATTCCGATCCACGATTGTTTCTTTTACGTTATCCACAACATAATCAGGAACGATGACTTCGACTTCACAAGCAATCTGAAGTTTCTTGTTCACGGAGTCATCGGCAAAGAACCACGCGGCTCCATGCTGAGAATTGCGATGGATGATGCCTCGGAAATAGCGCATCTTGGGGGGAGCTTGAACGGCGGTGTCGGCCATGTCGGACCTCTTCTGAGCAGCCCGCTCTGGGTGAGTCGGGCAGGTTTGAAAGCGGCCCCTGAACAGAGATTGCTCAGGGGCCGGTAAAGAGACTCCAGAGCTAGGCGGTGACGCCGCACTCCAGGCGCTTCAGCCAAGCGTCATTCAGGATGCCACCCGTTACAGTGGCCCTCCACCCGAGGACGCTGAACTGATTCAGCGGATCGTATTTCGAATTGCTGTCGGCACTGACGTAAATCACCTTGCCGGAGTCCTTACTGAACTTCACGCAGCAATAGGCATCCTGGCCCGTGACTACGGCGCCGTAAACGTCAATCTGACCGCCCGTGGACTTCTCACCCGTGGAAGCCACAGCCGCCCCGGCGCCAGCCCAAATCTTGCCGTGGGTGGACTGAATGAAACGGACGTTCTTCAAAGTGCCATACTCACCCGGCAGCAGATCTGTGAGAGAACCGTATTTGGCGACCGGCGTGAAGCCATCGGAGCCATTGACCACCGTGGGAACGATGGAGTCCAGATCCGCGCAGAGATCCGGATGAGCCACGGCCACGAAGGACGCACGAACGGCGCTCGTCCCGAAGCCATCGCTCGATCCCTTCATAGCCTTCACCACCTTGGCATCAGCCGCAAAGAGATCGCGGCCAATGACGGCGATGGGAAGGGCCTTGGCGATCTTCCCGGCGATCAAAACGCGGCTGGGAGTCGCCGTGTTGTTGGTGGATTCGAGGATGCGGTAGTAGCGCGAGCCGCCGAGAATGGTGTCGCGGTAGTAGTAATCCACGACTTCCGCCATGTTCTCACCCGTGCGAGCCATCAGGTTCTGATCGACGCTCACCTCGTTCACCCAGCCGGAGATATCCGAATACTGGTAGTAAGCGCCAAGCTGAGTGAGGGTGAACACGATATCCGTGACGGTCGGCGTCACGTTATCCGGTGTGGTGCCTTCCACCAGGACACGGCTCGGCGTGGTGGCCGTGTAATCGCCCGCGCCGCCCGTGGGAGGCAGCTTCTCGAAACGGCGGAAGGTAATCGTCTTGCCCGAATTCGCAGGCATATTGATACTCTGCCCATACTTTTCGAAGCAAAGCAGAGGCATGGCGACGGCGAGGCCCGTGCGCCAGATGTAGGTGGCAATTGAAGGAAGTGCGCCAGTGGTGACTGAAGTGGTGCGAGCCATGATGAACCTCTTGGGGAACGGCCTGGCTTACCAGGAACCGTTTTGCTTCCGGAGAATGGCAGCTTGCCGCTTGGCGTAGTCCTCTTCGGACATCGACATCCAATCGACTGGCTGCTCTGAAGTATCAGTTACGCTCGCAGCCACCGGCTCGCTCTGCGTTTCTCCGCCTGCGCGGGAAGCAAGAGCCTGAGTGATGGAAGGAACGGGTGCAGCGCCTCCTTGCGGAGCGGTTGCATTCTGGCTTCGGCGGGCTTTGACCGCATTCCCGGCTTGCACGACAAGAACAGGGTTCAGGAACTGGCCCCGCATCTCGTTAGGCACTCCCAGGGCATCCAAGGTGCGCGTCATCTCGGCGGCGACCTCATCCTGGAAGGCTTGATCTCTCATTTCTGGAACCTGCCCGAGAATCATGTCCCGAGCGGAAGTGGCATTGTCTTTCTGAGTCGCAGCCTGGCGGAAGGTCTTCAGTTCCTCCAAATCAGCCGTGATCCCCAAAGCATCCATGACCACTTGGGCACCCCGCAGCGTATCCTCGTCCAACACGCCCTTGTATTTTTCAGGAATGGGAGGAAGAGGCTTCGGTCCGGGTGCCGGGATTTCAGGATGGGGAATGGCGCGTTCAAGGATCTGAGTCTGGCGAGAGGCTTGCGCTTCCATGTTCCGCAGAATGTCGGCCAAGGATGGCTCGACATGGGGCACAGGAGGCGTCTGAGGCGTTGCGGGGGTCTGGACTACCGGAGCAGGAGCTTCCGGCGTTCCTGGAGGGGTCTGGGGCTCAGGAGCAGGGGTTGAGGCAGGGGCTTCAGGAGCAGGGGGCAAAATAGGTTCAGGGGCGTCGTCTTCCGTGCCACTGGCGGCACCGTTCAAATCCGACTCGTCTTCTTCGCCATTGAAGCCGAGATCCAAATCCATCGGGGTAGGTGTGAATAGCTGGGCCATTGAAGGGCTCCTATGGGTTAAGAGTAATCGTTATTTCAATTCGAGCAAGGAATTAGAGCTGTGTTTCATCATCCTCCCCGTCTGGGTTAAATTCGCTCGGTTTAACCCTTCCGTGACCATCCATACGCCCTGGGATCGCCACTGCAATCGCCAGCATCTTCCGGATTTCGCCATAGGCATAGGCCTCGCCATCAGCCCAGGCCCGCTTGAACGGCCATTGGTGGCCGTCCGCCGGGGTTATCGGCACCGGGACCTTCGCCTGGGCTTCTGCCGCCTCCAACCATGCCAGGACCAGAGGCCAGCCCGGATGGGTTTGGAGTTCCGCCAGGAGACGGCGGACCTCCGGGCCCTGCGGAAACTTGGGGTGAAGTTGCGGGGTTTCCATTGATGCCTCCTTGGGGCTGGGGAGGGAACAGGGAAGGAATGAATTCCCCGAAACCCTTCATCCTGAGAATCATTGCAGCGTAGGCTTGCCAGTTCATGGTTTGCTGCAACGGGGGAATGGCTCCAAACGCCTGGGTTAAGGAAATCAACTCGCCCATCTTCGCTTGGTTCTGCGCCATGTCGAGCATACCGGCAATGAAGACCTGATACTCACCTTGAATCACAGTCTGATCAACCGGCATCACCGAAGGAAGCGCCTGCGGGTCCATCGGATCGACCACACGAATCATCTCTTCCTTGGTCATGAACATCTGAGCCATGAGCAATTCCTGAGTGATCACTTCTTCCAGGAAACTCTGCTCGAAATTCTCAGCGATCAGCCCAAAGCGAGACTGACCGAGGCTCGCTACAATAGTTGCTTCCGTCGCACTCTGATCGCCCTGACTATTGTTAATCAGCGCCCCGATCCCGTCTGAGAACATGCCTTGAAGCATTTTAACTTCATTGAAACCGAGCATCGCTTGGTCAGGAATGACATAGGGCTCAGGCTTCGTGGTCATGTAAGGATAGCAAGCGCCAGGGAATGACACAAATTCACTCGGATCGAAGAGACCGTCAGGCTTGTAGAATGACATAGGATTGATTGCCAAGCCATTGGCCATGATCGACTGGTTCATGCGCGTGTTCACCGCGTCCTGAAGTCCCATATTCCGCTCCAGGACGCCTCCCGCATACGGATCATTCGGCCTCGGGTTCCATGAGTAGATACCCATGGGAATCCGGCTCGTGCTGGTAGGCATTACCTCCAACCGGATGATGTCTTTCTGATTCAGCAGCGTCGCCACGCAGCACGGGATAGTGACTTCGGCTCCGTCCTTGAACTTCACCGGCACATCACCCATGACCTGGATCAATTCATTCATCTGATTCGTGCCGCTCCCCATCGGAAGCATCGCCAGGCCTGACGCTTGATTCAACTCGATCCGGATGGAGTCGCTCGTATCCGGATCGAGGCTAGGTTCCGTGTTCTTCGGAATCGTATAACGGGCGTATCCGAAGTCGTCTTCCTTGCTCAGTTCCTTCAGGTAGGCATCATCACGCCGGAACTTCATGAGGCGAGCCGCGCTCTCATAGGAGCGGTCGGTCTGCACCACCATATCGAAAATATTCACTGACTCGATGGTAGGTCCTTGATAATTCACCACGCGCTTCATGGGCGGAAGCGCCGGAAGCCGTTTGGGTTTCTCGCCCGTGAGCGCGGCCTGAGCCTGCTGCTGCTGATACATCATCTTCATGCGAACGATATCGGGCACCATGCCCGCCTGAGTCGTCCAGTCCATCGCCCACGCGCCTGACCCGCATGTCGCCGCCTGTTTCACGATCTGAAGTGCATTGAGTCTGAACTTGCTTCGGCGATGATAGTATTTTAACAAAGAGGTAATAGCCGCCGCGCCATTCTGCGTCTCCGAAGGGTGCATCGGAATGGCCATGAAGAAGTCTGCGTTTGGCATGGTAAGCCGGATCAACTGGGCCGACACCGTATCCACGCCATTTTCCGAGTCCGGAACGAAGCGCGTTGAGAGATCGTCGCCGCTCACGCCCTCTTCAGGATTCGCACCAAATTTGGACTTCGCGAAGAGGAAGCAGTCTCGCCAGACCGTCGTCTCCATGAGCCGGCGCCGCTGCTTCTCACGCTTCCAAGTGTCCATCAGCCATGCAACCGTGTATTGAAGATCGAGGCCAGGGATTATCATGCCGTTCCTCGCTTTCGCATAGCTGCCATCTTGGCACGATTCGCCTGGTAAGCCTCTTGTTTCTGATGGTGAAGAACATCCCCGCCCAAGGCAATGATGTTTCGCGCCGTTCCGTATTGGAGCATGTCCACGCCATGATCCGACATGCGCTCGTCCCACCGGCTGGGGTCCTGTTCATCCGTCAAAAGGTTTTCAATCTCCCAAATCAGGTATTTGCATTGGTCATGAATCTTCAGCCGCGAACTTCCGTTGGTCACTTTCATCAGTTCCCGCAGGTTGCGGGCCTTGAGATTGCGGCCCTTCACCGACTTCTGGAAGAACAAACCTTTCATCTGGAAAATCTCGCCTACGTTGGTTCCCGTGCCCTCATCCGCCCAGCAGGCAGAGTCCAACCATCGCTCGGATACGTCGTAGGCCTGCCGATGCTCGATGCGGATCAAGTCTTCAGCGACATCCGTCGCATTTCGCCAGGTTCCCTTGCTCCAGTCTTCGGCGTCCCGCGTGGAATACTCGCTGAAAACGTGGAATTCCCCGTTGGAAAGCTCCTGCATCCACCCAAAATGAGAGGGCTTCGCCGTCCCCCAATCCCCCGCATTGATCAAAGATAGGTCCGCAGGCGGTTTGAACGTCTTCACGATATGGATTTTACGGTTAAACTCACTGAAAAAGGCGCCTTCCACGATGTAGAAGTCACCTTCCAGGAGCGCCCGGCGATCCGCTTCAGGCAGGAGCATCAGGTTTCGGACGTAATCCGTGTTTCTAAGCCACGGATTATCCAATACGGTGCTGTGCTGGAACCGGACGCGGCGAGTCACGGTGATAGGGTCGCCTTCTGGCGTCACAGTGTCCACCGTGCGCGTGGTCACGCCCCCATTGACGCCTGTCGTGTCAATAAACCGCTTCCTGAGCCAGTGGTTGCCTGGCCCTTTGGGATTGGCCGTCGAGAAGACGCGCAGCGGGAGCCGCCACAGCTTCCCCGCGATTTCCTTGATAGGCGCCCGGAGACGACTGAAGATCCAATCGTAAAAAACCGGCGTAGCATAACGCTGGATTTCATCCACGAAGATCAGCGCCCACGCACGGCCCGTATACTGGTAGCGATCATCATCACGCTCACAGTAACCACACTCCAGACTCGACCCGCCTGGTAAAATAAATGTCTTGCTGGCCTCGTGCCAAGTCGCTCCGAGGGGCAGGAGCATCTCCTTGCCCAGTGCGATGATCTCCTTGAGTTGCGGAAACGTGCGCCGGATGGCCAGGGCGTCGTATTTGAACCCTCGGGCCTGGAACTCAAAGGCCGGGGCCGCCCACGCCATTATGACGCCTCGGGTCTTGCCCGACCCGGCGCCACCCCCGAGGAAAATTTCATCCTCTTCAAAACCAACGATTTCCTTCTGTTTCTCCGAGAGCCTTCCGAAGAGTTTCGCGGCGGTTTCCACCGGGTCAAGGGCCATCCGAACCACCGTCGCGCTCTGAAAGCGTTCCCAGTAGTCCTTGTCGTCTTGATCGACGTAGGCACTCACATGGCCTCCCGTTGAGCGGAAAGGGGGTCAGGAGCGATTTGAAGGCCTTCGATGACATCTACAGCCGCTTCGGCCTGTTCCGTCATGCTGAGGGCCGGTAGCATCACGGCGTCGATCCATCCTGGCCCGCGCTTGCCTTCCCCGGACGCCGCCTGCCGAAAAAGCTCCATGATCGTCGCCAGACCTGAGGCTTGAGACTGCTTCTCAATCTTGGCCTTACGATCCTGAAGGACAGTATCCCCAGCGAACCGTAAAAGCTGGGAACGATGCTTGATGGCATCTGATGGGGTCATGGACTTTAGGGAATGCGAGACGATTTTTTCCAGGGCCTCGGCAGGTGAGTCGGCTGGATCTGCGATGGGATCTTCGGGGATTTCGTCTGCTTTTAAGTCTTCAAGCCACTCGGTATAGGCTTCCTTCTTGGCTTTAGCTCGCTGCGCTGGCGTCAGAGAATAACCGTCGCGGGTGGTGAAGACCTCACGATACGAGGCTTCGAAGTCCGGAGAAAAGTCCGGGAGGGGCTTCTCTCGCGGCATTATTTCCCCTTCTTGGCCTTCTTCCCGTGGTAATTCGGGCCTCCAGGAGCGGCGCCCTCACGCCGAGCAATGGCGCCGATCACGCCTCCTGGGACGCCTGCATCACGCATCTGAGCGGCGCGGCCACCGTGTCCAAGCTCATTTGACTTGCCCTTGTAGCTTCCAGACTTCTTGATCACAGCCATGGGGCCTCCACGAATGTCTGGAGTGTAAGTCAAAACTACAGCGGGGGGTAGGGGGATTTTAAAGGAAATGCTACGAAAGTCTTCGTATATTGCGTAGGGCCTGGGGTATGCGCGACGGCGGTAAAATTCAAGCACTTCACCCCACCACCAGGCACAGGCGAAAACTACCACCCCAGGGTCTCTTGGCTCATTTTGTGCATGACCCGTTTGTCAAGCATAGATCGCGCCAATTCATTCGTCAGCCGAATCGAGCTTGGCGATAAGCAACGATAATGCCAAAACTCTTGTCTAGCGAATAACGTGCCAAGTTGCTTGATGCAATGCTCGTGCCAAGTCTTGCCATGCAATCGTCATGCCATTCATGCTTATTAGCGTTCGTCCCTCGCCTCGTGCCTAGCGCCCCGCATACTGCTATACAGCACGGTATATCAACATTCAGGGGCTTGCAGACCATATCATGCACTCATTATGGTTTGTAAATCCCATGAAAGCTTAGACCTTTCATCCCTTTCATATACTTATTCTTTACGGATACATTAGGGAAAATAATAATGTTGTATAATACAAGATAGAGAGAAAAAATAAAATATAGGAAAAGTTAGAAAGTCGGCCTTTCAGGGGTGAAAGGGGTGAAAGGCCTGAAAGGCTACCTCACAGCTTGATGTATGCTTTTAACTTTCTTTCACCCATTGATCCTTAGTCTTTCAGCCCCTTTCACACACTCTCAGCTTAAAATCACTTTTCATCCAAACCCTCAAAAGCCGCGCTCCGTCACTTCATGCCGTAATGCGTCACGAGTTATTAAGTCTCAGTGCCCTTTTAACTTATTTTTTCATTTGTCATATTTCCAGCGTTGCACAACGCCGCGTTGCGTCACTGCCCCATTGCGTCACCATTGATTACATTAGACTTGCGACATGGCACACTTGGTGCATGATTTTAAATCAGGAGGCATCCCATGTTAACCTATCAACAGCTCGAAACAATCGCCAAGATCCTTGGCTGGACGGTGGAAGAAGTAGAAAATAGTCTGGCTGAATTGAATGATGGATTCATGCTGCCAGACGTGCAAAGCTTCATGGCTGGTGAATTCCAGAATGAAGATGATGAAGATAACGAGGCGGGCTATTTCTCGCGTCTCTCAGCACCAGGCTATATGGATTGCACTGATTGGAGCGGGCCGTATGAGACGGAAGAGGAAGCGGTCGCGGAAATGCTTAGTATGTATGCGGATTAAAGTTAACGTTTAAAATCTATGTCCACCTTTCCAGTCTCAATACGCTTCCGAAAATCTCAACTAGCATCTTTTTTATGGCCAAGGTCGCAGTAAATTATCGACTTTTTTCCAGAACCTCGAAGCGCTTGTGAACTACAACATTTTTCCCCGGAGCCACCCATGCGTTTTTCAAACTCTCACTTTCCCGAATCCGACCCACAATATAGTCACTTTGGCCCCCGTCACGACCTCACCGCCCTAACTTATAGTGATGCAACCGTGCTGTTTTATCAGCTTTTGACCCTCAATCCAGCCTGTCGGATGACCATCGCCGAGGTTCACGAGGCCTCAATCGGCCTCTGCAACGTCCGGCCTATCGCCCAGGATGCGTCCTGGCAGGCCTACACTGGGGCGAAAGCTCCCTGTCTGAAGGAGGTCTAGATGCTAGTTTCTCGTGATCCTTTCGCAAGAGAAGAGATTCATCGCTCATTGGTTCGCACCAACGGGGTATGCGATTGGTGCGGACAGAGACGAAAGACTGAAAAGCTCTGGCAATACCAGATTGGGCCTGATTCGATCAACGGTCGGTCGAATGTCTTGAAGGGGCTTTTCTGTTCCGCGTCCTGTTTCCGAAATTTTCACTCTTGATAGGATTGATATGCCTGAACCCTTCTGGGACAAATTCTTCAAACGCTCCATTCTCCTGCTCTTGGGAGTCGCCTGGCTCGTCCTGCTCCG